TCGTCATTCATCTTCCATCTCCAACAATTTGCCAAGTCAAATACGCCACTAATCCGACTATGGATGACACCAGCGCAGTCCACAATCCAAAATTCACAATGTCGCTAATTTCCTCTGCTCTTACCGCCTTGGCGTGAGCTACTTTAACCTCTGCCTTTTTTCGCTCTGTAACCATGCGGTTACGCTCCAACATGATGGCGTTCCAGACATCATCATTACCTGACCAGATCAGCATCTGTTTTAATTCGTTCTCAGCATCCTGAAGCTGCTTGAGTTGCATCACCGTCTCAAACGCCACCGCCGTATCGCTCTTGCCAAACTTGGGCTTTTTGACCGACTCTTTTGCGATGACATCCTTCGCCTCGAAAAACTTCATCAGATCACCGCTGATGCTATTGATGTCCTTGCCCATCTTAATTGCGGCTTGGACGCCTTTGATTGCCCCTTGGGCTACAGCAAAGGCGGTGATCGGATCAATCATCGCACTTACTTTTTAGATTTCAACATGCACTTGCCCATTGCTTTGCACTTGGCAGCATTGGGGCACGCAGCACATGGCTTGAACACCATGCCGCCTTTTTTATAAGCCATAGGCTTGGAGGCGGGCTTGTCTTTTTTCATCATCATTCCGGGCATAACTTACTCCTTGTTGAGTTTGGTTTCGAGCTTTTGGAACAGCAGCCCGAGGGTGCTGTCGATCTTGTTGAAGCCGTCTTTCATGTCGTGCTTCAACTCCTTGAAGTCGTCCTTGATATCAGTCATTGCAACTTTGAAGTCATCCTTGCGGACGTAGACTTCAGGGAGGTCACGTTCGATCTGCTTCATGTCGGCCTTTAATTCTGCAATGGCATCCCAGATGACTTTGAGCACCCAGCCAAAGGCCGCGCCGCCACCTGCGAATACCCAGTTGATAAGTGTCTGATCCATGTACGCAACTCCTTACATACCTTCGCCCGGAGTGACGTACACCACGGAAGTATTTGCGGCGGTCTTACCGGAGAAAAATGAACCTGCTGGGAAGCCGAGGACTTCGACCGCACCTGCGACAACCGGGATTGCACCTGCGGCAATTGACGCAGCCTTAGCCTTGGCAGTCGTGTCATCGACACCAACGCCTAGCAAAACAAGTTCTGCCCCCGCATTCACAATGCGGTACTGGTACGCCGGTCGTGTAGTTGGTGCTGAAGACACAGCCTGTGCCGAGGTCGGCACAACGACTGCTGCGGTGAAAGATACCGTGGTGCCCAGAGGGCTAAAGGGAAGGGCTGCTGCGGGCATGTCAAACTCCTTGTGCAGCAGTGGCTGCGTTGTATGCTTTGATTACGGCTGCAGTGTGCGTTGCCGCACAGATGGCCTTTACGCGAGCATCCTCGGCGCTGTAGTCATCACCGGGGGCAACAACGTGGCGGTGGAATGTGCCACTGATCTGCTTGCCATCTTCCATGATGGCGGTCTTAGTGCGGACTTGCACAGAGCCGTTTTCAACTATCTCAATACGGTCAACAATTTCAACTTTTTCTAACATATCAATTCCTTGTTTCCAGCCTGACCATCCAGTCAGGCATTAAGGTTTCCAGTTGTCCGAACTGGTACGGGTCATACCGTTACGCCAAACGCTCGCCATGTTCCCGGTGTTCCCCCTACAACACAGACCCATCCAATTGGTTGACCGGCGGCATTGCTTGGTGCGCTGTTGTAAAAAATATCACCTTGTTCGTAAGTATCGGTTGTTGGTGGTGCAGTTCCAAGCATTCGTACTTTTGCGGATGAATACGCAGCACCTGCATTTTTTACTGCGTACCCATTTTGAAAGATTGCACCAGAAAATTTCTTTGCAGTCCATAAAGCACCACCAGAGTTTGGATAGGCAATTGGCTGGAAAGTAGAACTACCTGCATATTGCAAAAACCACACATTTTGTGCGGCGTCAAACTGAAACTTCCATGTATTTAGACCACCTTCAGCAGTCGCAGCACCGTAAGCCATTACCGTCATTGTGGTGTCGTTGTAGTTAGCGCCTAACTGCGCCCCAACTTGTTGACTGCCACGGTTATTAATGTACTGATAAGGTTTTCTTTGAGCAAACCCACCCCACATTGCAAATGAACTGCTGGTTGCTGATGGGTTGCCTCCGTTGCCACCAATGATGGTGTTGCTGTCGCCATCAAACTGCGATGTAGCACCACCATCTTCCCAAAGACCAATAATTGTATTTGCAGCAGACGCTCTGGTTGCCGACATAGAGCCAAGAGTGTTTGAAACGGTATCGCAACCAATGTAGGTATTGCCGATCAGCGAGTTGTCGTAAATGCCATACCCACCATTGCTTTGGCAAAATGCTTTTATTGCAACACCTGTATTTGCATCATCACCGTCCACATAAATGCCGTGACTGTCATTCGCAACTGCTTGGCAACGATACAAAACCCACTGGTTTGCATCGCCTTCAGTTGAGCCGCCAGTGCCAAGATCAGCGTGGATACGAAATCCGTAACGAAAGAAATTGCGAGCCGCAACACCACGGCATTCCATTGAGCAACGAATTACAACTCCGTCTCCCGATGAACTAGCTGTTTTTGTTCCAAAAAAAGCAACATTTTCTAAAACAGAACCATAAGCACCGGGTAACAACGGGTCAGCCGCAACAGTTGTATAAAGCGAAGTATCAAAGGAATTAAAAACAATGCCAGAAGTGTTTATTGGAAAAACAAGCGTTGTTCCTTTTTCGCCAGTACCTTGAGCAATTTGCCCAATCATGTGCACTTTTTTTCGGACGTTCAATGTCTGTGAAACAGTCCATTGATTTGATGCCGTGGCTGGAATAACGATTGTTCCACCGCTAACAGGTAGTGCATCAATTGCCGCTTGGAACGCCGCATAACAATCGCTAGTGCCGTTAGTTGGTGCTCCAAAATCTAAAACATTCAAGGGTGCCCCCTGAATCATTGAATAAGTTGCTTTAGTCAAAGACATTTAGAATCCTTAAACAACGTACGTCAAACTAAAAAATATGCGAGGTGTTACCGCAATTGCGGCATCACCGTAAATAGTGTCTGTTCCACGATTACCGTTCAAACCGCATCCCGCTGCGAGCGCACTATTAATTGCATTTCCACCTCCTCCACCAAACCCACCATTGATTGTGAACGGCAGTCCTCCGGTCATGATCGTAGTTCCACCTGCGTAAGTAACGCTTGTTCCGCCTTGGATTATTCCAGACACAAACACCTGATTCCCAACCTTGGTATAAGTACCAGAAGAAGTGAATGCACCGACAACAGTAAGTCCTGCGCCTTGAGTTGGTACCCACGTTCCTTCTTCATAATCAGCCAGCAACTCGCTGGTCATCGTGCCAGAGCCTGATGTGGTAGCAGAAAAGTCAATGCCTTTGCCTGCTGTGCCGATGACTAGGTTGCCGGTGGATAGCGTGACGTTACCCGGAAGTGTGATCGGCGTTGCAATCTGGCTGGCCTGAATAATTGAGGAAGTGGTTTTTAGCATGGCGATTCCTAGTTGTAAACAACTTCGATAGCGGACGTAAGCGGGGGTGCTTGCGAGAATGTCACTGTGCCGGTAGTCACCGTGTAGGTGCTGCGATTCTGGTACACGCCATTGATGTAGATGGCAGTAAATCCATCGGTTACTGAGAAAGCAACCTGCGAACCTGTACCTGTAGCGGTAATAACCGTAGTGTTCTTTTCGCTGTCTTGTATAGCATCCAAAACCGATTGCACAGTCACCCGCAACTCAAACCGTGCTCCGGCAGCGAACGACTGGGCGGTTGTGTTTTCCTGCGCACGTACGATGGTTAGCGAGTCACCAGACCGTGCGGTGGCTTTGACGATCTCCTGAGTGCCCTGAGTGCTGGTAAGCGTGGCGTAGAAATAGTCTCCTGCGGTCAGTACAGGGAACTCCGCACCGTCTCCAGTTGTGAGAGCGACACCGGTGTCCGAAGCACTGACCGCAGTAGCAAGAGTACCCGAGGCGTTGTTGGCAAGTTTGATCGGCATAGTCTGTCCTCAGAGCAGCAGGAAATTGAGGTCGGTAAACTTCGACAGCATATTCTCAACCGTGACGCGAATTTCAAAGCGGCTGTTGGCGGGGAACGGAATTGCCAGTGTGCTCTCTTGCCCCCGAACAATCGTCATCGTGTCGTCAGTGCGGGCCGTGACTTTCACAATCTCATAGTGGTTGTTGACATCTTGAATGGTGGCATAGAAGTAGTCAGTGCCCCCCAGAATGGGGAAGTCTACACCGGTACCAGTAGCAACCACCAAAGATGTTGCCGTACTGCTGATCGTTAGCGGTACAGTAGTCGAGGCGTTGTTAGTCAGCTTGATACCCATGTCATGCTCCAAAAGGTTGCATACGCACCCGCATAGTGCCGCGCACATTGCCGAGGTTGGCCCGAGCACGACGCTCAGAGGTCTGGAACACGTACTGCTTGGCGTGGTACGCAGCAAGCTCACGATCAGACCACGCTTGGCTCGGCAACACCAGAAGATGTTGCAGTGCCCCGTGCATGATGGCTTCTTCGAGTTCGTCGAAGGCCACGCTGTCCATCGCAGTGGCGCTGCGCTTAGGCTTGAGCGCCAAAAACATGCGGCACTGGTACGTCGCTTTGTCATCCGGGAGCGGTAGGATGATGTACTTGTCCGGGGTCACTTGGGTAACAGACTGCGGGGTACTAGCGTCTGCCACGATTGCCGCAGGCAACACATACGCCGAGTTCTCGTTGAACAGACCCTCGTTGTAGTCGAAGCTGTTGAAGCTGCCCGACGGCGTTTCACTCCACACAACAGACGGGTCTTCGCCGCTGTAGAGGTCAGCCCATTGCGGGTACAACTCGATGGCCTTCTCCATCGTTAGACGCTCAAGTGGCCGGTTGTTGACGACCACATCGAACATCACATGCACATCGGCGTCTACCGGCTTGTTGTAGAGGTACTCACTGACACCGGGCAACAAGTTGAACAGTGGCACCTGATAGCGCCAGAACAGTGTGCGTTCGCACGTGCGGATAGCCGCATCCCGGATGTACTGCACGATGGTGGCGTAGGGGCACCCCGGCACAGAAGCCTGCACACGGGGGACGAGGGAAGCAAAGGTACGGTCGGCCATCAGATCACCTGTTTCGGGTCTTGCCCGCCTGCTTCGGTATCAGTAATCGTGCGCGACTGCAACGACACACCCAACCCTTGGATAAACGAGTCTTGGAACAGCTTGGCGCGGCCTGAGTTAACGTGTTCGTTGTCAATGGACTCGGCCAAGAACACCACGCCGTCTACAGTCGTAGGGAAGTAGGCGTCGGTGGGGAACGTGATCTCTTGGTCGAGGGTGTAATCGGGCGAAGTCTGGGCGTACTCCCCAACAAGCACGACACCCGCCACAGGGGCGGGGTAGACGAAGAACCTGTTGGGGTTGCGCACGTGGCGCATGAAGTTCACAGGCTGGCCGGGAGTCTCGCGCACCCAACCGGGGGCCGTGCGATCCAGTGTCTCGCGGTTGACTTCCGTGACGGCATCGCCGTCCTTGACTTGGAAGATTTCGATCAGCCGTGTCGAGTCCGCAGGGCAGCTTTGCAACACGGTGGATGGAGTTGTCGGAATATCCCCGATCACTGCGAACAGATCAGGGCGAAGCATCACCATGCGCTTGAGCGTCTGATTGACGAACCCCAGCAGCACCGTGTCGCTGTAGCGGAACGGTACCTTGGTGTCTTGGATCAGACGACGCGCTTCGGTGATGACTTCGTTGGGTGTCATGCAGGCAATCCTCGTGCGGCTTCTTCAGCCAGTTCCGGGGAAGTATACGCTGGAGCCTCTGGAATGTCATCAGTTGATAAGTCAAGCGCACCCTTCTTCTTACGTCCAGTTGCCTTCACAGCCTCGGCAACACGCTGCGCAGCAGCCGGAGGGATGAACCGCTCAGGGTAGGCGATCTCCTCGGGCACGACTTCGCAGTCCGGGTTCTTCGCCAGAATCGGGTTGAAGTCATAGATAAAGCCGTCGGCCTTGACTCGGATGTACATTTTGCTCATTTGTTCAGCTTCTTTAGTGTCTGGGCCAAGCGTGCGCGTTGACCCATCTTCCCCGGCTTTTTAGCTGCCGCAGCCAGTTTCGCGGCGGGGATCGTCTCCCCCTTCTTCACACCCATTGCCTCGCGCAAGGCACCGGGTTTCTTGATTGCACCTTTGATCCACTTCTCGGCCATTATCGGTACCTCGCAGTCTTCTTTGCAACAGATTTTGGCTGGGCTACGAACTGCTTCCCCGCAGCTTTGCCCATGCGCTTTGCACGTGTTGTTGCAGCGTACTCAGCAGGGCTGAGACTTTTAATCGCAGCTTCAGGAAGGTATCGCTCACCCGTGTCAGAAGATTTTTTACCACTTTTGGTTCTCCATTTTTGGTCGCCCCAGTCTCTGAGGCTTTTCTGTGGGGCTTTCATGTCAGTCCCTATACCCGCCGCCAGCGGCCTTGTACTTCTTGGCAACAAGTTGCGCTTTGCGTGCGCTCCATTGCCCAGCGCCGGTACCTTGCACCGCAGCAGACTTCACCTGCGACACGATCCGCTTGCGCATCTCAGGCTTGGTGTAGTTGCCAGCGGCGTTGACCGTGGACTTGGCCTTGGGTTTGGTTGCCATGTCAGCAGTTCCAAGCCCGCAGGCTTTTATTGATCCGGCTGTTGGGATCGTTCGCTGTTTTGGCGGAGGTGAGCTTCTCTTTCATGCCCTCCATCCGGGCACAGAACGAATCCTTGCGCGGGCCACCTTCAGGCTGCGGAGCCTTCAGTCCGGGTTTACCCGGATTGGCCTTGTTGTAGGACGCACGCCCCTTGGCGTTCAAGCCGCCCTTCTCAGACTTGCCTTCCTTGCGCTGCCATGCTGGTGTCTTTGCCATTATGCAATCCTTTCAGCGGAGATAATTGCCGAAGGAATAGCAGGGATGGCCGGGGGGCCAGTCACTGCCGCTGTATGGTCAATCGTAACTGCGACGTTCTCAGGAAGCCAATACACTTGAATGTACTGCCCCGCAGTTACGGTTACATAAAACACGATCTGGAAAAACGCATTACCACCGTCAGCGACTTTGGGTATAGTCATTTTTGTCGCTGACCGAGCGATATTTGTGCCGTTTAGTGCAAACCAGATTGTCGCATCATGGTCATTACCATCTGAATTGGTAAACTGCAAGTTTGGCATCACAGCATAGGTACCTGCCGCAGCAAAGGTCAAGCGCGTGAGGTTGGTACCATCCGTCACCATCGTGATACCCGCGCCTGCAACCTCTGTCGTACCAAATTTTACAGGGGCCGGTACAGTCGTACTACCCGTCTGATCAGTGATATCAGAGAACGAAGCGTAGGCTCGGTCTGTAATGGTGCTGAACGGCACCTTGCCGCTCAACACGTCGATGTTGGTGACGTTCACCTCACCCGTACCCTTGGGCGTGATATTGATGTCGATGTTGGTGTCGGTGCCATCAGCGGCCAGTGTGCTGCCATTGAGGTTGCATCCTGCGGCTGCATTGCCAGTTGCCAGTGTTACGGACTCGACCAGCGTCATGCCGGAGAACGAGCCGCTAAACACCACGCCCGACACAGTGCCACCTGTGATGGCAACAGCGCTTGAGTTCTGGGTCGCCATCGTGCCCAGACCGAGGTTTGTGCGGGCATCAGAGGCCGTAGAAGCGCCTGTACCGCCGTCGGCAATAGCGAGGTCAGTGATACCCGAGATCGTGCCTCCTGTGACCGCTACCTTAGCCATAGCGACTGAGCCTGTGCCGTTGGGGGCCAGAGTCAGGTCGCCGTTGGTGTCCAGCGTACTGATCGTATTGCCATCAACTTTGACGTTCTCAACTTCGATGTGCGTTGTAGCAACCTTCAGCGCAGTGGCAACTCCCGTGCCGCTGTAAACCGTTTTAGCGGTTGCAGTTGGGCCGTCGTCAACGTGAAGCAGTTGATCGTACGTGCTGGCAATTGTGCTGCCTGTTAGGTTAGATGCCATGTTCAGCCTCTCTAGCTTCGACTTCGTATGGGTTATTCCAGTAGCCGTATCGTAGCAGCCAGTACGTGTACTTGATGAGGTAAACCAGCTTGCCGTCGCGCTGCATCTGCTCTAGGTGCTTGCGCTCGTGTCGGATCAGGCCTTGGTGCATCTCGTAGCCGGGGGCAAGGTAGATGCTGCCCCAGAAGCTAGTCCAGCCGTGGAAGCCGCAGCGGTTCATGTACCAAAGGATTAGGCCGGTGGCAGTGTGGGTCATTTAATTTGCCCCCAAGTAGTTCCACCATCTTGGGTAAAGTACACAGTATTTGCTACAGTTGCAGACCCTTTAATCGCCCAAACAGATCTGCCTGTTGCACCAAAATACTGGTCAACACACTGGAAGGTGCCATAGCCCGCTGCGGCCCATCCAGGCATCCCGGTAACTGTACAAGTTGCCAAATCTACAACTACAACACAGCCTACAGGCAGGGTGTTTACAGTGAAATCAAGGTCTGTGTAAAGACTCCTGAACCCAGTGTTGTTTTTGAAAAGAAATGATTTAAGCGCCCGTATTGTTGTACCGCTCAACTTATAAAACGGGTACAATAGTGTTCCACTTGTCAGTGTGTTTTCGTTGTTTGCGACAATTACATTTAACTTCGCAGTAAGGGCTGTTCCCCCATAACTGGTGTAACCGATTCCATATGCGGGAATTGGCCCCGAGCAGTCCGATACTTCTAGCGTAGTCTGTGTCGATTTTGCCTCTATGGTATCGGCCCGAGTCAGCATCACCGATTCGGTAAATACTGCTGTTGCGAGCCCCGCTGATGGCAATACGCGCAATCCTTTTACACGGGTCACTGATGCTTCAGCCCCGGCAGAATGCGTTACCAAACAGTACCTTAGCATTCCCGTTTCCGTAATCATCTTGCCACCGTCCGACACGGCAACCATTTCTTCATTTTCAATAAGCTGCTGAAATATCACCGGGCTATGTGACGTTCCTAGCGGACTTGTCGCCCCGTTTTTCTTGTAAATATAAACAGGATTGGAGAGCAGTCCATTACCACATTGAAAATCAAAGTCTGAACTATTAGCAATTGTTACCACATTCTGACGAATGCTTACTGGATTGTTTATTGAAACTTCGGAACACTGTACTTTGATGTGTCGGCCTTCATTGTCTGTATAAACGCCTCCGTATATGTTGCAAACACCTTGCCGCTTATCCGTCAGCACACCTGCAACCGGCTTTCCAAACACTTTAATGCCGTCAGCATCAGTTGTACCGGGTGTCAACACCCTTGAAATTTTCGGGCTATAAATATCAACGATGCCTGTAAATTGAGAAACAGTGATGCCGCCACACGCACCACCTGTATTTGTACGCTCAACGGTGTCAACTTCTGGCTCGTTAATCACAACACGGGCATATGGGCCAATAAAACTGACCCCGTTATTTTCTTCGGTGCTACCTGCGTCGGTATTTTTCAGGTTCTTAATAATCACCTTGGATTGAATATCAATCACGCCAGTGTTATCAGCGCCGTTGTGGTCGCAACGCATGAATGTCGCGCATTTGCTGTTGCCATTGAATGTCAGTGGCGCGCCTGTAAGCACAACATTGTTTTCTGCGGTTGTGTTCAGGTAAATAAAGTACAACAATCCAGCAGCGCCAGAATCGTAGGTGATGGTCACAGGTACATCACAATTGATACCCAGCGTTCTAGAGCCTGTGCGCGAAGTGCTTGGGAGAATTGCACCGCTGACTTTATAGGCAGGCTTCGTCAGATTGATCTGTTTTCCCGTTTCCACGCATTCTGCAAACAACGCCAACAATGCGGAAGTATCATCCGCAATCCCGTTACCCACAGCACCAAAGTCAGCATCGCTCACACTCTCCCGCAACTTAGTCTGCACAGTCGTAGCCACGGCTCCGGTGCCTGCCTGCAAGAAACCTACTAGAGATGCTCCGGAGGATGCAGCAACGTCAGACGCGATCTCTGCAATCGCTGTGGGAATGGTCGTCGCAGCAATGAACCCGGCGGGCGTATACGGCAAATCGCCCACGATGCCCGCAGCAAGCTGGGAGCGGAGAATACGCTTGGTTGTATCAGTACTCGTGTCGTAGATGACGAGGTTGTCGTCATTAGCGGTGCTTGCACCTGCGATGGCAGTCAAGTCTGGAATACGCTGTCCGGGCATCTTCTTCTCCTATAAAACAGGGGGCACGAAGCCCCCTGCCAGTTTACACCGCTGCGCTGAACGGAGTAGCTTCAGCACCTGTCGCAATGAGATTGCCCTGAACTGCATACAAGTTCGTTGCAAGATCAACAAACGTGAAAAGACCCCCGGCCAAACCCCCGGTGGTGCTGCCGTTCATGGTGATCGTGTCACTGGTAGTGGTAGTACTGAACTCAGTACCCGTACCAGCGGCTTGATCAGTCAGATACAACGAACCCGACATGACATCGGTAGCGTCAGCAACCTGAACCTTGTAACTATTGCTCGTTACAAGAGTGCCCACTGCAAAACGGAACACAGCACCAGAGCCAACGGCAGCAGGCAGCGTCGCCGTCACCCCAGCAGCACGGTCTAAGACAATGATCTTGCCGTCGTGAGCGGCAACAGTCACAGCCAGAGTTGCAGCATTGGCCGACACGAGCCGTGTAGACACATCCGCCGCAGCGTTGATCTCAGCCGCCGTAGCAGCAAGTGCAGTCCCATCAATGGACGGAGTGACGAGGTTCAGGTTGTAAGCCGTACCCCCGTTCAGCGTCACATTGTCTTGCGTAATACCACGATAAACACCCATGATGTTCTCCTTTTAGAAGTAGGGGCCGAAGCCCCCACAGGGTTTAGTTGGCGTTGGCAACGATAGCAAAAACATTCATCACGCAGTTAACTGGAGCAGCGGTATTGAGCAGAAGATCAATCGTGTCGGCAGTAACTACAACGGATGGGTTTGCAAGATCAGCCGCTTTCAGGCCGGTAGCGTTAGACGCAACGTCGTTGGCATACGCATTTGCAGCGTATGGCGAACCGCCTGTGAAACCAAGGTCGAAGGTAGCAGTCGTGTTGGTAGTCTCCGCAGAGGTTACATTCACGCCAGCCGACAAAACGATGGAACCAGCAGGTAGCGAAATCACTTGCAGCGTGTCAGTCGCAGCCAGCGCGGCAACGCCAGCGGCGGAACGAGCAGCGATGATCGCAGCGAAGTCCAGTTCGACCTGAAACTTAGAGATGTCGGTGACGTTCGCGGGGTACGCAGCGGTACCCTTATTGAAGCCAAGAGAGTCGGTAAAAGCAGTCATTTTGATTTCCTTTCAATGTTTATGGGAGATGGGAGCCGAAGCCCCCAGTCATCAGAATTGCACGACGGCGGTGGACAGAGCTTCGCCTTTGACAACCTTGTAACCGTAGACCTGAAGGCCACGGACGATGTTGCCGAAGGTGGACTCGGAACGGATGGTTTCCATATTCGTCATCTGCGATGCGAACGTGAAGCCCATCTTGTGACCGGCGATGATGTTGTACTTGCCCGAAGACACGCTCAGGTTGTGACTGACGTAGACGGTGAAGCGATCAATCATACCCAGACGACCGTTGCGAACGATGGACATGCTGTCGCCGGTGAGCGAAGCGTCCTTCAGTTCAGACTTCTTGATCAGACCAGCCATCTTGGCGGGGATGACCACAAAGCGGTCGCCTTCAGGGGCATTGGCCTCGTCCAGCACGGTGCCCAGATCGACCAACAGGTCAACGATGGAGGTGGTGCTGGAAGCGCCGTCCTTGGTCACGGTCAGCGGAGCGGCAGTGGTGCCGAGGTTGAACGAGGCAGACTGCTCACCAGCGGTCAGACCTTTGTTGGTCACGGCGATACCGGGCAGGATGTCGGTCAACACGCGCTGGTCGATCTTGATCTTCATACGCTCGGAAGCGTCCTTCGTCCAAGTGTCCATCAGGTTGATGTCCGACTGAACCTTGTCCACATCGTCTTCGACGCAGGCAAAGTATTCGCCCTTGTCAATGACCAACTGGATTTTCGGCTTGTCAGGATTTTCCACGGTCAGGGTTTGGCCCTTCACGTAGTCACGGATGGTGATCTCCGGCGTAGTGCGGATATTCACGGTGTCGCCGTACTGGCGGATTTCACCTTCGTAGTCGGTGTTCGAGATCGCTGCGAGCACGGTGGCGTCGTAGAAATTCTCGATCAGTTTGCCCGACCAGATTTCGGGGATAAAGTTGCCGCTGTAATTTGGGCGACCGGGGGAAACGGGATAAGACATGATGTAACTCCTTTAATCAGGCATTTGCGGTAATGCGGTTTTCTCGCTGGGCAGCGAAAATATCGCGTTCGATTCGGGAACGCTCCTGCTCTCGGCCTTTGTACTTCCCGGAACGAACATCGTCGAAAAACTTCTGGATGTCAGCAGGGCTGTAGGTCTTGCCTTGGTTGGCGGATACAGGGGTTCCGGTGCTGCGTGAGCGACCGGGGGAAACCTGTTTCTCCAACTCAGAGTTAGGAGAGTTCCCAGTGGATTGAGCAACGGCGGCTTGTCCAGTGGACGCGAGCCAAGTGCGGAAAAAACTGACGACACGCCGAGAGTCGAGCGACCGCTGGGCATCATCGAGGAACGTCTGCCGAGTCACCCCAGTCATCGGATCGAACTCCAACAGCCACGACTGGAAGTCGGCGTTGTCGTTGATCTGACGGAAATTTGGGACGTTCGCAGACAAGTCAGCCCAGAACGCTTGCTCTGCGCTCATCTGCTGGCGTTGGGCCACGGCTTGCACCTGTGGTACCACATTCACCTGCATTTGACGCAGCGTTGCTTCGAGTCCTGCAATGCGCTGGGCGACGGCCCCGAGTTCCTCGCGGGTCACTTTGCGCATCATGTCAATCGACTCACCATAATCCTGAACATCTTGGTCAGTGACCAGACGCTCGGCTGCTGGTGCAGCAGCTTGGGGGTTTGTGGCAGTCATCGAAGCAAGCAACTGTTCCATCTGCTGGACTCGCTGCTGCATCTCCCGGTTCTGCTGATGCAGGCGGGGGACTTCGGCGTTGTACATACCCTGAAGTGTTCGGTACTTCTGGGTAACAGTTTCATCCGGCACATTGTCGGCACCCGGTTTCTGCTCATTGGTGGGTGCCGGAGCGGCATTATTCGGGGCAGGATTCTCGTCGGCGTAGTTCTGGTTGCCATTGTTTTCAACGGGCGTGACGGTGCCATCGGCAGCAGCCTGTGTTGCTGCGCCTGTGTTGTCGTCCGTGTTGAGTTGCTTGTACAACTCCTGAACTGCCTCGGTCTGTTTGCGAATTTGCTCTGGGATTGCCATGTTGAACGCTCCTATTGGTGTGCGTGATTAAAGACGGCGAGTTGCATCATAACTTTGCCGCTATAGCAGGGGTGTTTTTAGCGAACTCAATGAGTTCGACCACAATCTGACAGCGCCCCTGAAACACTGCCGGATTGTCAACCGCATACGGGAGACGCTTCATCTCATGCGCGAGCACACCTTCCATCCACGCCAGAAGTTCTGGGTGTTGCCGGACAGCTTGCGCCAGTCCTTTGATGATGTGTGGCTCAGGCTTAATCATGCCGCCATCCCACTTACACGACTCTGTACCGTATTGGCCTCCATCCCGCCCTTGGGAGAGCCGTCAGGGCCTTGCGGTGCGCCACCTTGGGGTTGCTGTGCCTGCTGCTGTGCAGCGGCCATCGCAGCCCGTGCGGTGATACGACCGGTATACCCTTCTTTCTCCCGAGACGGAACAACGTCTTCCACGGACATTTGCAACCCTTTTGCGATCTCCCGAAGGATACTGGCACGTCCCTCCTTGCCGATGATCTCAAGATCAATCGGGTTGGCGGTTGCATTGAGAAATTCGATGCGGCGGATGTTGACAGTCTCCTTGACCGCGAGGTTAATCGCGCCCCTAGCAAGAACTTCAACGTCGCCCTTGATGGACTCATCCTCATCGTACCGCATGTTGTACACAAACTGGCGCAGCACGATGGGCTTCACGACATCTGTGTCAATGTGCATCACGACTTGGCGAATGCCT